CTGCAGCAGTTTAGGGCCGTCACAGCCGAAAGACACATCCAAGTCAAAAATTGTTTCAGGCTTGGACGCGGGCACGGTTAACTGGACATCTACCATCAGGCTATCTGGCATTCAGACGTCGCAGCCGGCGTTGTCAACGCGCGTCTATAACATCTCATCTGTGTATGCCTGCAACTTCAACGTGTTCTCGCTCGTGCCGGCCGAATGTCTATGACTCGTGGATATGCCATAGTGCACGGTGCACTTGTCATTGCAACCGAGCAAAGAAACACAGTGGCACGTGTTTGCTTTCTGTATCCACTGTGATAAGAACGAGTCCAAAGTGCATGTTGAGGTGTCTGTTCGGAGCGCTGTCTGATAAGAAATTTCAGTGAACTGTAAGTTGTTATCAGTTGACTACATTGACCTGTAGTCACGTTCGAGCAGAGTGACTGCATCAACATCTATGAACAGTTCAACCGTTTTGCTATGGTGCTCCTGGGTGAGCGGGCCTCACCGCTGACATAGAGGTTGAAGTTCGCACATTCCAAGGCACTGTTATTTATAAAATTAAATGTCTGAGCATCGACACTGATGCCCTTCGCTTCGCATTCTGTGTAAACTGCTACTTGGATATGATCCAAAAGTATCAACTGAAGATACACATAGCGGGATCATAATTTACGATACGGACTTTCCATATGCTAAGTGCAGTTTAACTGATTTCGAAGAAGTCTTTGGACGTTGTCCAGGTTTAGCGACTTTCGGACAAACAATTCCAGATAATTTTTTTTATGCGCATTCTTTATGCGCAGAAGTTATATAAACGACCCTGTATCTTCCTCGCATCGACAGTCGAGACGTAGCTGTTTACCGTGAACCACGAACTTGTTTGCCTTGATACTTGCGACACGTATTTGCCTGATTACAATAATGAAGTCGTTAGATAACAATCCATTAAGCAAGACACCCGCAGTGCCTCCGCTTCCAGCATCGGTGAAAGTCAGTGTACCATTAAAGAAGATTTTTCAAACGGCTGAATTTCTTGACTCTCAAGAATATAAAAGTTTTATCCAAAAACTTTTGCCCAATACGCATGTGCCTCCCGAGATTCAAGCACAATTGTGGCGAATGTCGACTCACCGGTTCACCACTACATTTCTCAACGGGAAACCATTGGTGATCCGATACAACTATGACCCCTCAAGAGTGGAAGAAGAACGTGTGCTCTTCGACATAGATTCTTTGTTACCTGTACTTGGTGGTACCGTTCCTCCAGCAGTCAGCAGATTTGCAACTCCATCACAGATACATAGTTTTGTGAAAAAGCATGTACATCTGAATCTGTGTTCCGATCGTGAATATGCTTCTTGCCCGTGCCACTTGGGATACGACCAGGCTCAGGTTAAAGCGTTCGTACAGCCTGCAGTGGACGCGTGCCACGACGGATGCTTCCACCATTATTGCTCGCAACACGTTGGGCACTGGCTGACGCTTTATCTCGTTCAGGTCGTGTTACTCCGGGAACGGCGAGCAAGTTCTACCCACGACAGCGATGCAGCTGAGAGTTTCTTAGTTTTCCTCAGTGAAACAGTGTATTTCCGAGGATTCAACGTCCAACTTCGGGATTCCAAACTCCAGAGCGTGCCTCCACAAGAGTTCCGGTGACTTTTCGACAGTGAATAGAGAATATGGTTACCATGGTGAAAGTGATACCAGTCGGACATTAGCGGCATGTCGGCCGCATGTTTGTTAGAAATTGTTAAATGTGCGTCGTTTGTTTATGGGTTGCAATAAAATTATGTTTTTTCATATGAGTGTTTATTTTCCCTCCATGAGTTACAACTAAGTCACAAGATGATGGATGAATATTGCTAGTGACCATCAAGAACAATGGTGGCACGTACTCTAAATAACCGGCATGCACAGCTTAGGGATTGCAAAATACGTGAGGAAAGACTTACAGTGCCATGTAACAATTTCCAGTATGTAAAATGATGGAAACGTGCTCGCAATCTACTTATCAAGTCACGTTTCACATTCGTATAGCGACGGTTGGCAAACATGTTGTGAATGATAAAATTAATGTTTATTGCGTCTTTTATTGCCGCGCCGATAACTTTACGAGAGTTCGCATCAAGCGTGTGTGAGTGGATGACGCCATACACTGGCGATCTGCGAAGTATCCCTACCATGTTTTTCGGTCAGCATTCATTAATTCAATGCGTACACACATGGAGTGCGTGCGAGCACCTTCGCAGTTCGGTTAGTGTATTTTTTATTGTTGAACTGAGTGGACGCGCTTTTGTGGTCACGACAAATTGGCGTGAAATTATAGTGTCACAACATCCATCAACGACGGAACCGGTCGAGTTACCGCTGCGACTTATTGTCTACATGGCCCGATGGTGTAGTGTTGCGGGCTATCGCAGCTTCGTCCAGTCGTCCAGACAAAGTACTGTAGAGGATGTCTACCCGCAAGATCACAACAAAGTTTATCAACGGAGAACAAATAGAGATCCAGTACAGTTACGATCCAGCAACAATAGAAGGAGATCGTATTCTGATTAATACGGAATATTTGTTACCCCTCTTCGGTGGAATTGTCGCTCCAGGGCCGAAAACATTCACAAGCTTGACGAAGATCAACAATTTTGTACAATCGGCTGTTGAATTGAACGTCTGTTCGCGCTACAAATACGCTTGCTGCCCCTGTCACTTGACAAATTTTTACCGCCACAGTGTATTCGTGAAGCCTTCCGCCGCCGCTGCCACCGCCGCCGCCGCCGCCTGTGCGCCGCAACATTTTCACCACTACTGCTCCAATCACGTAAATTATTGGTTCAATTCTTTCCTGGATCCTATCATCAGGAGCCTAGAAGGTGAAGAGTCGTTTGACGAGGATGCGGCTTTGTTATTCCTAGACAACATGATCTACTTCCAAGGCAACGAAATGCAACTTCGGAGTTCACAACTCTGCATCGTGCTATGAAAATGGATATAGCTGAAGAGCATACCATAAATAAGTTCGAGTAACTGCAGTCACGACCGTGCATATACGCGTCGTTGTAACGTTATAATCTTGCGCTTTGTCCACTGCCAGCGCAGCTGAACTTCCAGTCAACCGACTATCGTGATTACGAGCCAAACACTACAGTCCTACAGTCTCGTACACGCGATCGATCACTGCCACTGTGAGTCATAGTTCCCGCCATCACCGTATTACGGATTATGCAAATGTAAAACTGGAATCGAAACTCGAACATTCAAGGGCCACCTGCATTCGGCTTTGATATCCGGTTAAACTACTTAGAACATATGAAGCTGCTCATTTAAACTCACCATTTCTTGGAATTCTGAGATGGCGGGTTTTGCCTTGGACGATATCCTTCCATACCAAGATGGTTATTACTACGTGCGTCACGACTGCCAAATTACTAATTATAGTAATTTGCATACGGGACGGCGGCGGATGATATAAATATGAATACAATAAAGCCATAACGCCATTCTTGTTCCAGCAATCAAAGGATTCAAGATTCATAGTCTCCGTAGACACAAAATACACGTGATCGGAATACGTGCGTGACAAATAGACGTATAGAGCGGATACAAAAGTATCATTTACATTAATGAAGACAAATGACGTGGGTGGGATAATGTGAGTGGTGTGTCGATTCGCGAAGCACTTAGTTCGAATTGGCAGTCTAGACTTACTCCCCACGTGAAGTGTTTGTGTTGTCGAGTGATTGCGATCATTTTACGAAGATAAAAAATGTCGCAAGTTCTGTCAACGCTAGCGCCATCAACATTGGAGCCAGACGAGTTACCAGTGGACATAATTCTCTACATGTCCAAGTTCCTCAGTTTCGCGAACTTCTACAGATTTGTCCAATCGCTGTGGCCTCATCAAGATCTAAGTGATGTCATTGAATCAAGATTGTGGCGGATGTCAACCCACAAAATCGCCATAACGCTCTTCGGAGGCAAGGAGATGGAGCTGGAATACAACTATGACCCCTTCAGACCAGAAGACACCCGCATCCTCATAAACTTGGACACTTTGCCGCCAGTTTTTGGCGCTATCGCCGCGCCAACGGAAGAGCAATTCACAACCATCATGAATTTGTTTAACATTATAAAAATCCACGTCCATTCGGAAAGCTGTTCAAAACGTCCGGAGGCCTCGTGTCAATGTCGCTGGATAAACGACAACAGTCAGGATGATGGAGCACCCTTGGAGCCTTCAACAGACCCGTGCGAATGCGGCTACGTGCATTACTATTGTTCGCTACATGTTAGATACTGGTTGGACTTTTATTCAGCTACGTCTGTCCTCCTCAGAGAGATGAAACATTTTTCTGATGTGGATACGACTCAAAGTTTTCTGCATGTTCTAAGTAACGCAATTCACATGTGAATCGTTACCGGGGCTTAAAGGCAATGGTCATGAATCCTTGCCTTAGCGGCTTTACATGCCTGAAATGGTATTGGCTTAGCATATATTGGCGGGTCAATGCGATGATGACCCGTATTACAATAAGTTGGTGTATTGAATGTACTTAAAATAAAAACAAATGAATCGATCTCGCTTTCTTGCATATCATAAATAAATTATTTATCGAACAATCGCAGTTTTATTTCTTCATATGCCATACCCTTCATTCTGTAAAATGATGGAAAATTCTGAAACAATCATTAGGAGGATAGAGCTCTTTTCCATCGTCAAAGACGACGATGGAGGAAACTA